GAACATATTACCAAACTTTACACTTCGATAGTGAAGCTTCTCCAAATGTCAATAAACAATGGGTTAAGGACATGGAGGATAAATACGGTAGAGATAGCGATGTCTTTAACGTTCGTGTAAAAGGAAACTTCCCAAAACAAAATACTGGCGGTTTGTTCGACTTGGCAAAACTTGAAAAAGCTATGAATAATGACTACATAGAAGGCTTAGAAGAGGGAGTTAAGCTATACGGTCTTGACGTAGCAAGATATGGCAATGACTCAACAACTCGCGCGAAAAGGACAGGGCTTGTTATTCATCCACTAGAACAAGTACGAAAGAAAAATACCGTAGAAGTTACAGGGTGGACGAATAACGGCTACCAATTAGACAATATTGACTATGTTGTAGTAGATACTATCGGCTTAGGTGCTGGAGTATTCGATCAGCTTGCAACCTTTGGCGTTTCTGTAATTGATGGCAATAGCTCTTATTCTCCAGATGATCCTATTTACTTAAACAAACGTGCAGAAATGTATTTCAATCTAAAAGAGGCAGTTGATAAAGGGGCAAAGCTCCCTAGAGATGAGGAACTACTTGAAGAACTCCTCATAATTACTTACTCCTATACACCACAAGGGAAAATAAAATTAGTCTCAAAAGAAGAGATTAAAGATGCGCTAGGTAGATCTCCTGATAAATCAGACTCATGCGCTTTAACATTCTTCGGGAAATTTGCACCAAAACATAGAGATGAAAGCTATCACAATGATGTAGAGGGATGGCTATGAATCTAAGCACCCTTGAACTAATCGTTGATACATTTAACGGTGACTACTTACAAACTTTTGAATTCTGCGAAAAACTAGCTGGCTGCACAATAGAAGTTCCAAAAAAAGCTCACAAAACCCTTTTAGCATTTGAAATGTTCGACAAAGGATTTGACATCGACAAAGTTGTTGATGTTACAGGAATTTCTAAATGCACGGCTTACAACATTAAAAAGAGGATCGAAACATGGAAGAAGAAATAGGACTGTTAGAAGAGTTATTACAGCCTTCACCGCCACAAGTAATATTATCAACAGCCGATGCAAGCAACCTTATTACAAGTTGCGAGAATGGATACGACACATATAAGCCAATATTCCAAAAGCTGTCTAACTACTACTTAGCGCAGATGGATACAAAAGTAGAGGAAAGTTTAAAAAAGAGGGGAAAATCTCATATCTTTTTCCCTGTTATCAACACAAAAGTAAAGAGGATTTTAGCTTCGTTCCAAGAGTCTTATTTCTCCAATGATGAGTTTGCGAAGATTTCAGCTAATGGGGATGATGAAGACTTAGCTAAACTTGCTGATGCGCTGCAAGGTGCAACGGATTATTATACATGTAAGATCAAACTGTTTGATAATTTCTCAAACATCTTCTTAAATGGCATTGTGTACGGTACTTCTATCGTCAAAGTCATGTGGGATTCTACGAATGGTGTACCTCGTTTAGACTATCTTGACATTGATAATGTTTACTTTGATCCAAGCGCTAGAAGTTTTGAGGACGTTAGAGTCGTTATAGAGAACATTTTCCTTACAAATGGAGATGTAGTAAGCCTACAAAGTGGTGGAACGTACGACGGAGATTTTGATGCAAGCTCATTGACGTCTAATGTGAACGCTCACATATCTACAAATAAATATAGCAAAATTAAGCTCCAAGACGTTTACTTTAAAGAAAATGGCACATGGTACTTGTCTACCGTATGGAATAAGAGCGTAATCGTGCGCAAGCCAGTAGCACTCCAAGATGGCTTACCTATCTTCGCTGGGTATCTTGTCCCTCAACTCATTGTACCAAGTGATACGCAATCAATCAGAGTGTATGGGGATAGTATCGTCGCCCCTCTTAGCGCACTTCAAGAGGAGATGAATGTAAGAAGAAATCAACAAATAGACGCATTCTCACTTCTTCTTAATCCTAAAATGATAGTAGGAATTGGCAGTGGCATTGACCCAATGGATTTAAAACGTGGTGCAGGTAGCATTATCAAAGCAAATAATCCTAATGGCGTTATCGTTCTACCTGCCCCAAATATTAACCCTGCATTTAATGATGTCTCTCGCTTAGATACCGAGATACAAGAGACTATCGGTGTAACCTCGTATAACAGCGGTATAGATCAACAGCAAATGAACGGTACTGCAACAGGCATTTCAATACTATCCCAAGAAGCAAACACTCGTATCCAAGCGTATATTAGAAGCTTTAATGAAACATTTATGGAACCAGTATTCAGGCAACTTTGCAAGCTGATCTATAAATACGGAGATGATAGCTTCTTTACAGACGTAGATAGAACACAAGATTTTGACTTCCAAGTAAGTATTAATACAGGGCTTGGTGCTACTAACAAACAAATCCAACTCAACGCATATAACCAAGCTTTCCAAGGATTTTTAGCAGTTCAAGATGTTAATAACGCACGTAAGATATTAAAAGAAACATTGCCTATTTTAGGCATTAAAAATACAAAGGAGTATTTCGATGATAACCAAGAAGGACAAAATAGCTTTGGAGTCGCTAACCAAGTCGGAGGGTTGGGTAATAGTAGTTCAGTTCCTAGCCAACAAGAGGGAAATCCTATACCAACAAGCCCAACAAACGGACAACTCTCACAAAGCCAAGTATAACCTTGAACAGATCAAAGCTATTGAGTATGCGATCTGTTTGCCACAAACACTAATTAACGAAATAGGAGAAGAAGATGGAGAATGATGACGGAAGAGGATTACTAGCAGACGTATTAAGCCATGCGCCACAAGCAGAGCCAGAAGTTCAAAGCCAAGCAGAAGAGAGTACCGAGCCTGCACAAGAGCAAACAGCGCAAGAGGAACAACAAGAAGTAACACCTGAACCAACAGTAGCGCAAAATGTGTCTACGCCTCCTGCAATGGATCCTATGGCTATTAAAAATGCTTTGCTTGAAGCGCTTGTAGACGTTAAAAAGGCAAGTGATGGGACTCAACCATCGCAACAACCTGCACCAGAGATGAGCGAAGAAGATTTAGCAAGAGAACAGCTTAAAAAGCATCTAGGATTAGACAAAATTGAGCAAGAGAATAGCCAGTTAAAAGCATTTATGCAACAGATGCAAGAACAAATGGCGCAAAAAGAGTTAGATAGCCATATTGGTAACTTCAAGGGTGAGTATGGAGATGAAGGAGAGAAGGCAGTGCTAGATCATCTCAACTATCTAAGCCAAACTAACCCAGCTATGGCTAAGAGTTTGGATAACCCAGAAGGGTGGAGACTTATCGCTGATGCAAAGGTAGGCAAAAAAGCTCCTCCTGCTCCTCCTGCACAAGCCCCAAAACCTGATCCTTTGGTATCAAGCAATAGCGGAACGGCAACAGATACTAGAAGCAGATTTGATCAACTACGAAATGGAAGTATGTCGAAGGTAGATCAAGGAAATTTAATACTTAGTTTGTCTCAAAATAGGGGTTGAAAAACCCCCCTCTTTTTTCAACAGCTTAAATACTATCTTACGTCAAAAAACAAGGAGTAATCATGTTTGATTGGTTATCTAGCTTATGGGATGGAGCGAGTGGCGCAGTAAAAAGTCTAGGGAGTACTGACACCATGAAAGGCTTAGGCGGTCTAGGTCAATTTGCAGGTGGATTGGGTCAAGCATACGGCGCTTATAACCAAAGCAAAGTAGCAAAAGATGCTATCAACTTCGAAAAACAACAATACGGTGACTACCAAAACAATCTAAATACACAGTCTAACAATCTTGGATCAGCAGTAGATGCAAACTTTAATACTGATGGTACTCCAAAGAAAAAGAGCCTAGGCTCTTACGCAGGAGCATAACATGGCAGGATGGTTTAATAAAGACATAAACCCAGCGCTTATTCAACAATCTAATGGATTTGGCAATGCGGGGCAAGCACTTTCTAATATGGGTACAAACCTAGTAAACGATGCGAACTCAATAGATGAAAACAATCGTAAACAAGCACAGCTAGGAATGATGCAAGCAAATGCTACAAGAGAAGCAGATACCTACAATACCGCTAAGAAAAAGCAACAAGACAATGATGCTGCCTATACACAGTTAGGGCAGAGTCTAAGAACTGATTACTCACAAAACCCAGATAAATACAGCACTATGAGCCCTGCATTCCAATCAATGCTAAACTCTCCAACTGATCCTAGAGTCATTGGTGAACATGTTAAAGACATTGCAACAGATCAAAACACAAACTCCAAACTTTCTAATGCATTAAATATTGCTAATAACAAGAATGATAGCTACAACAACTACATTAACATGAAACAAAGCCTTGGAGATTCTTTAGCACAAATGAAACAGGCGCAGATAGATGCTATGACAGCTAATAAT